TGTCTCGCCATGACCCGTTCGATCGCATCCCTATCGTAGTCACCATAGATGAAAAGATCGGGGATGAACTCGGAATAGAAATGATTCCCCTCTTCTGTTCCTGAAAGAACAATACCTGCTGGGAGATGTTTCTTGTGGTACATGATATCTTTCACAAGGGTCGATTTACCTGTATTACGCTTACCTATAAATACAATGACCTTATCATCTGCAATCGATTCAGGTTTGAACTTCTTCAACTGAAGATTCATTCTAATGTAGTGTTCCGTTTTATTTCGCAAAATTTTACTCACATACTGTAGGAATGGCTGGTCGACTAAGACTTGCTGCCACCGGAGTTCAAGATAAATGGCTCACAGGTGAACCACAATTCTCATACTTCCTGATGAATTACAAAAGACATACAAAGTTTGCGATTGACTATGTTGAAAGTCAATTTGATGGACAGATAGACTTTGGAAATATTTTAGAGTGTCGTGTACCAAATGATAAAGGTGATTTTGTGAAGAACCTAACTTTGAAAGTTACATTGAGTGATCCACAACCCGATACAGATGGTAACAATGTATTTTGGTCACCTTCTATAATTTCACATCTTATCGAATATGCTGAACTTATAATTGGTGGGCAAACTATCGAGCGGATTACAGGAGAATATATCTTTATGCATCAGCAGCTTTACAATACAGACGACGATGTTGACCAAACTCTATACTTTCTGACTGGTCACGGTAATATACTCTCTTACAGTGGTGAGTATACATACTTCATGGATTTACCGTTTTATTTTTACAGGAACCCAAGTCTAGCTATACCTACATGCGCCCTCACAAAACAAATGGTCGAAGTGAGGATTAAGACAAGACCCCTCTCTGAACTTATATATGGTGGAGCACCCGCAAATGTAACCGCTTCAATCAATAAGTTTTCATTAGACACAGAATTCATTTTTGTCACACCCAATGAACGAGCTTTTTTCATGTCAAGACCCATCGATTATGTTATTACACAGACCCAGTTATCACAATTTATTATGAAAGCTGGTGAAACTAAAAAGTCTGTCATGTTAAACTTTGTACATCCAGTTAAGGAACTCTTTTTTATTTCTCAATCTGAATCTTCTGTTCGTAACAATTATCCAAATCAATATAACAATATAACAAATGTAGAACTTAGATTCAATAATGAAGTAGTTTTTAATCGAAGTAAAAAGTTCCTTGCATATGAACAGGCTCTCAAACATCATGTATATTCACCAAGAAATGAAGGAAGCTACCAAAACTCAGAGTTTGCCATGTATTCTTTCTCTCTCAAACCTGAACTTTACTATCCAACTGGACAAATTAACATGAGTCGTATATCACATAAACTACTTACATTAGATATTGACCCACTCACAGTTGAAGACGACAATAACACAAGAATATATGCAGTCAACTATAATATTCTCCGTGTAGCGAATGGAATTGCTGGTTTAAAATTTTAGCACCTTATAATAGTAATGGCTGGTGTTATTCAGCTTGAAGCATCTGGACCTCAAGATAGGTTTTTTACGATAAACCCAGACTACACTTACTTCCTTGAAAGTTTTAAAAAACATTCTAACTTTTCAAATGAGTTTGTAGATATAGATTCTGAAATTAAAGCAAACTTTGGTAGCAAAGCGAGATTCATCATCTCTCAAAATCAAGGAGATCTTTTGAAGACTATAAGTTTGAAAGTAAAGTTACCAGATATTGCGACTCCATTATGGGGTTACATAGACTCAGTTGGACACGCTCTCATAGAATATGTTGATTTGATCATAGGGGGTAAGATTATTCAGCGTATTTCTTCAGATTATCTTCAGATATACTCAGAGCATAATGTCACACAAACTAAACAATATGCTTTAGAAGAACTCGTTGGTAAATATCCAGAAAGATCAACTGCCACCCGTGTATCAGATAGAGAGATTCTCTGTCACCTCGGAGTCGCATCTGGTATAGAGGAATATTTCGTAGATTTACCCTTTTATTTTTATAACAACCCCAAGTTAGCTATTCCATTATGTTCCATAAAAAAGCAGGAAGTTGAAGTTGAAGTGAAATTTAGGAAATACGAAGATGTGATTGTAAAAGTTGATGGCTCCAAGCCAATAACCGATTTTTATGAAGTTTTAGATTTAGTAGAGTGTCAATTGTGTGCAGAAGTTGTATTTTTAGATCCATGTGAACGAATTAAAGTAGAAAGTGAAAAGAAGGATTATATAATTACTCAAATACAGCAGAATGTTTTTGATATAGACGCAGGTGTAAATAGTGCTAGGTTTAAATTAGACTTTCTTAATCCTGTGAAGGAGTTGTATTTTGTTATTCAACGTCAGGGTGAAGTTGGTACAGGGGAAGGGGAGTTTGTTACACCTTTCGACTACGATAACACATTACTCACAGACAATAACGCTTATATTCTTTATGAAAATCTTAAATATCTCACACTACAACTTGATGGGGTAGACGTAATCACACAGGATATAGGTAATGTTATATTTCTTAAAGCAATTCAAGCAGCTATTCACCATTCAAAAACACAACTTTTAAGAAGATTCTACTCTTATAGTTTTGCACTTGAACCAGAAAAATGGTATCCAACTGGTCAAGTAAACTTCAGTTTGATAAAAGACCAAATTCTTAACCTAAGTCTTACTACATGTGCAGATTATAACCGACAAGTTCGAATATACGCCGCAAGTTACAACATTCTCCGTGTACGTGGGGGAACTGCGCAAACTATTTTTGACGTCAGATATTAAATATGAATATGCAAACTGGATTTGGTGATGCAGGTGATGGAATGTTGGAGAAGTATATTTCTGATATGACCAACATTATTCTACCTGTTATAGAAAAAAGTACTTTACTCGCAGCTGAATATTGCAAAGCTTGTGGAAGAGATGTAATTCTTTCAGAAGACATGGAATACGCGATGAAATATTGTGCAATGAAGACAGTTGGTGAGACAATTGGGTCCACCATACCAGAAATATACAATGAAGAGGTATCAGACGAGGATGAAGAGGAGGAGGATGTTGAACCAGAGGACTGCCCGGAGTTTGTTAGGTACTCGGGTACTGACCCAGTTTTCACATGGGTAAATGAGGCATTTGATACATGGGACGCATGGATTCCCCAAAATCCGACAGAACAGATGTTAAAAAATGCTATTAATAGTAATGAGTACATCAGATCCAGAGGGATGGACGGTTTCTGAATACAAAACATTTAAAGTGTCAAATAATGATGATTCAGAATACAGTACCGTTGAAGATTCTTCAGATGATGACGAACAAATATTTGCAAAATCTAGTTTCGTTCGAAAACCAAAATATAAAAAAATAGTCGAAAAAGAAGAATTATTACCTGAATAATTTTTTCCTCGTATATAATATAAACCCACTATGTCGAATGATATGACCACTCGAGCACTTACCACTGTTAGCCTCGTGACTCAAGAACTCGAGACGCAATCCCTGAACGCAATCGTCGCGGGTTTCTCCTTCGCGGCTGCCATGTCGTGGATGGACCTCGTCCGTTGGTTCATCCAGCAAGTGATCAAGGTACCCAAGAACGGTGGTACTCAGTATACCCTCACTGCGGTCCTCACTACTCTCCTTTCCATTGTGGTGTACCTGGTGATTTCTACCGTGTCCACTCGCGTTTCTAAACCTGCTCAACCCGTGTACGCGGTCACTCGATAAGTTTTGGTTTTCTACGCATAATTAACATTAATATTAGACCTAATAAAACAATCCCACCAATTGAAAGATATTCTTTCCAGGGATAAGTATCTGCTATAGTTTCAGGGATACTTATTTTTGGCTCGTCGGAAACATTTTCCATTGGAACCTTTGGAAGTCCTTCCAATTTATCTGTAGAACAAGTAATTTCAAACTTTATCGTATGTTCTTGATTTCTAAAATCATATGGAATTAAACGCCCATGACTCATGTAAAAATATTCGATGTGAAGATCTCTGACGTATTTTTGGGGGCCACCATAAAACTCATGTGTTAAGGGATCATCGGTGCCATGAAAATTGATAAAGTCTGAACCATCCAGTAATATATGACCAGTGTAAAACGGTGTAGCCGAATAGACAAACTTTGTAAACTTATCAGAACCTGCTGTAATACGAATAATAAGTGAATTAGGTCCTTCTAAATTAATAGCACCAGATACAACACTGGTACTAATTGTTGGGTTTTTAGAGGAAAACCCCATGACCTGATGAGGTGTAGTAGTGCGACCTACATTACTTGAATATCCATTTGTTCCATCGTAGAATTCGAACGTAAAAGTATTACTCGCTTCACTATTAGAGAATGTAAGAGCATCTGTATCTGAGTCAAATACAACAGAATCTATACAGGTCAAAGGTGGTTGCATTTTGAGATCAAGATCCGATGCGAGAGCAGTACCACTTGTATAATTTGTTTCGTCGAGTGTAACTTCAATCAGTTCATCTGGTGCACCCGAATCATAAATACTGAATGTTTTATTTGTTGCACACGTGGTTAATTGCGGTGTTGGAATGCGGGCGGATATAAGTGAAATCTTAGAAACGTCGTAAATAGGGTTTTTTAAACTCACTACATAACTATTTGCATATGGATACAGTTCGGTATCACGTTCGCTGCTATCTATATCAAGGGTATGAACCTTCATTAAAATATAGGTACAATATTTTAATGATTGTTTTTGTCTATGAGAGTCAAAAAGATCTATGAGAGACTATGAGCCAATGGGTTGTTCTGGAGTTGTCGCTTAGCGATATTGAGATTTTCGGTATTTGGATTCGCATTACCCTTATAGGCATTCAACTGGTGATAAGGTGTCTGCTGGTACTGTTGCGTCCAACCACCATTGGCTGCACTCATACGACCATCGATGCGAGATGTATCCGATCTAACAGTAGTGAGGGCACCACCAGCCTTGAGAGCCGACTCTCTAACATTCATACGACCAGCGTTACCCATGCGGTTAGGTTTACCACGGCGATCTTCGGGGCGGAAACCATACTTCATGAGCTGTTCATTTGTCTTCGCGGTAACCTTAGAGGCGGCACTATTGGTGTAAGCGCCTTGGAAGTTAGTAATACCAGGGGCTGGTTGGTTATAGTATTTATATTGTTCATCATTACGATCGGTCCTGAAACGAGTTGGGTCTTGTGATACAGTTTGAGCAGAAATGAAACGCTTGGCACCATTGAAACCAAGGCCGTCATTTCGCATACCAGTTTCTGAACGGTTAGTGGTACGCATAGTTTTTTGGTAACTTCCACGTGGAATAGCACCCGACATTCCTTGAGCCCTACCAGCCACTGTCGGGAGACGAGAAGGGAGGTAAGACGTTGTTTCTGGTTTATTATGAGTTAATTGGCCAACGACAGCTGAACGACCACCCGTAACATCCGCGGCTGGACCGGAACGACCTGGGAGTGTAGTTAGACGGTATTCACCCACGTTAATTGGGTTAATCCTTAACATCTGCTGGAAACCACCTGCAGCTGGAGTGTTTTCACCTAAACCTAAACCCGGACCAACCATTTGTTTTTCGACAGGTGAAAGATTATTCATATGACCGGTGTCATACATTCGGTTACGCATGTTCAAAATCTCCTGCCCACCACTTCTTTGTTGCATACCTATATCGGCAAAACTAGTCACTTCCATTTTATGAGGAACTTCAACACGAGGTGCAAATTCTCTTTCAATAAAATCAGGAACCTCGTTATTCACCGATAAAGGCATTTGTTCACTTTGAACCTTAGGTTGAATAACCCTTGGTGGTTCAGACCGGGAACTCAAAGTCCTACCAGCATATACTAGTCCGGCAATTGCGGCGAGTGAAATGGGATCGGCCATTCTTATTTGTTATTAACATTTTTATTAAGATACCTTTTCTGAAAAAGTCCGTTCTGAAGTTCAGCACGTGTACTGGTTGGTTCATAACTAATTGTACGAAGAGGAACCTTGCATTCCATGTTAGAGAGGGGGAACAAGTTTCGTTCATACGTGGGAACGATTACCTTATTGAAACGAGTAGTACTCTGGGGTCTAAGTTGATCAGATGTTTCGATATACTGTGCTGGCGACCCCTTACCCGCCTTGTAAGGTGCGGTACCGTAGAGCATTGTGTTGGGTCGACAATCACCACAATTTAAAGAACTGGGCTGAGGGTAAACGAAAACTTCGTCGGTCGCCCTCACCGGTGGGAGAGCTTGGGAGTTTTGAACAATTGCAAGGCCGGGTTGAAGCTGATATGCCATTTATTATTACACGAGAATATTTATCTAACTATAGGATCCACTACCTCCACGAACACGTCCACCTCCTCTAATACCCCTGACATCACCATCTTGACCAATTCCAGCAAAAGCTTCGAGCTGAACACCCCTAGCATCTGGATTGCACATCTCAGGGTTGGATCTACACATTTTTTTATTTTTAGAACCATACAACCACTCTGCAAATGCAGTCTGGTCTCCTGGGATCTGGGAAACGGGGGCGGTTACAAACTGACGAGCCGCCGCATTACGCTGATATTTTGGAAGAGATGACCTGGAACGACCGGCATCATATAGAATGCGATCATCTAGGTAATGTTTAACAAATGGTTCAACAGATGGATAGTAACACGCTTCTAAACGGTTAGGTGCGTCAGTATAATCTGTAATGAGGACGTTTCCCATTGGGTTATCCTCTGTAGGCATCTGACACCCCGCTTCACTACCACTAATAGATATACCATATGTCTCCTTTACCATCTTAGATTTATGCATAACATAAAGAACACTCAAGACCGTACCCCCTAAGATGAAAATACGTGGATCACGGCGAATAATATAGATGATACAACACGCGTAAATAATAAATCTCGAAGCGGAATTAATTCTATCCTCTGGAGTTTGATCTTTATTAGGCCAAAATTGTATAATTTTATTGGAATTAATTAACTGTTGAGGATCGTCAAACCAGACCTTCATTTAATATAATGTAAGAAGTTTTATTTTTTTGGAAGACTTCCGAGCAATCCACCCATCATTTTCATAATAGCATCTTGGTTAAGTTCACCACCATCATTCTGCATCTTATCGGCGCATTCCTTAGCGATACCTTCGATCATTGATAGGGTGTCAGCTGGAATGGCTGTGATGGTCGTACCAAGCATATACATTGTCTGAAGATATTGCCATGTAGCGTCACGCGTAGACATACTCATACGAGCCCAATAATTCTTAATATTAAGATCTTTCAGTAAATCGATAGTTTCAATTTCTTCGAGAATGAAATGTTCATCCTTCGCGGAAATCTTATCGGCGTATGGTGTCACACCCTTCATAAAACCATCAACAACGATACGGGGGTTGGTTTGTTTAAGAATTTCAAGAGAAGTCGTCATCTTCTTGATACCCTTTTCATCTGGAAAAGTGCGATGCAATTCCACAAGAAATTGGGAAAGCATATCATTAAACGCGGTGACAGAAGCCATATGCTAATAATGATACGTAATCTTTAAGTTAGAATCTAAAAAGGGTCACTTGATATGGTCTCTCTTTGACCAATTCCGTTGGCTACAATAAAATATACAAGAATTGCATTCAAGATTGCAGGCTTTGTGTATTTGTTCAGTTCCAATTTACCTTCATTATTTAACTGAGCCTTGGTATGAATGTAAGCTGCGGTGATACCCGCGGCCACGAGAGCTGCACTGACAGGATCTCTAAGATAATCGGATAACTCCATTTAATTATACGCAGTTTTTTTTACACGGTGATCCGGTGCATCCCCAAAGAATACATTATCATTTTCTTGTGTTTCCTGAGGATTTTGTAGTTGAGTAGGTTCCATATCAGGTTCCATCTCAGGTTCCATCTCAGGTTCCGCTGGGGGGGCTTGTACACCAGGAACCGTCTTGAACTCATTCTCGAGACCGGTAGGTTGAAATTGTTCTTCTACATCATTAATTGGTTCCATTTCCGACTCCATTTCCTGCAGTGGCACCGATTCTGGTTCAGGTACATCTTCGTATACATCTGGATCTTCGGTATCATGAACCTCGCCATCCAAGTCAATATCACGCGTCTCTTGTGACATATACGTTTGCAAAATCTCTTGCACTGGGATAAGTTCTTTCACGGTGGCCTCGATACATGTAGAGAAACGTGCAGTTAATTGTTCATCACGGGTGTATTCACTTTGTTCATCATGGAAAATGTAAGGATCTCTGTAGAGATCTTTCGCAATATTATTGTAACAAGTCTGGATAAAAACTTCATTACTTGGCAACTTTAAAGATATCTTCTTGTTACCCGCCTTAAGACGAACTGCTGAAAGAATCTTCGTACACGCGACAAATACCGCAGCGAGAAGGTCCCCAAACCAGGAACACCTGTTTGTGATGTTATCGGAATGGTTCTTGGACATCGCATTGGACCAATTCGGAACCTCTTTGAGAAGTTTCTGGAACATAATAAGCGTCTTTCGACCTTTAGAGATTTTTGTAGCTTCGACATACATATCCTGGAAAACTTCAATCACAGCTGGACACATAATAAGAAACAGTTGCCCGAGATATTCGCGACGCGCCTCGACAAGAATATTAAGATTATCCATCTATGATTAAGGGGTTTTTTTTATAATACTTTTACTACGCACTACGCACTTCTCCTGTACTTACTAGCTATCTTCTTGAGATTCATTAGATTTGGAAAATCTGTTTCTTCCGTATCTTTTTCCTTTTCTATTTGTTTTTCTTTCCTCGGAATCATCCAAGAAATGTATATTTCATAATCACCGATGAGTTGTACAGTAAATCCACCCAACTGAAACTGTCTCACGATGTATATCGCCGCCAGGTGTCTATCAAAGGTTGGATATCCAACTACAAATACTGGAATGACGAGAAATACCTGTTTTTGGCCAAACTCTACACATTGTTTTATTTTACGTGAGAATTGTTCATAGATACGTGTATATATCTCTTTTCGTATTTCTTTTCTCTTCTTATCAATTTTTGTTACATCATTGATACTGATCATTATAATTACTGTAATTTAATTTTAGCCATTTCTAACTCACTGCGGGCAGGAACAGCAGCCTCTTTAACAAGTTCATAATTAACAAACTCTTTACCGTCCGTACCATCAACAAAAGGTTTAATATTAGAAACAGTCTGAACATCCAATGGTTGAGAACGCAATGATACAAGGCGGGTATTTCCATTTACAACTTCATAAGAAGCAACAACAGAGAAGCCAAACGCGAAACCGCTATCTTTTACGGTCATGAACATACACTCATATATCTGTTTCCCCTCTTCATTAACAAAGCGCTTGATAGAAGTTGTCTCGATAATATATGTACAAAGACCAGTTCTTTTTGTTATTTCCTTGTTCGCTTCAAGAACAAATTCCTGCATCATGTCATTATTAATATCGACTTCCGCCTGACGATAACCAGACATATTTGGTTTGGTGTCATCAAACTTGATATTGTTCACGGGTTTTTTGTACCCTGAAAAACCAAATAGTTCTGTAAATGGTTCACGCTTCGTTGTTAGTAGCAGGACAATCACGATGATAATGAATGTCAAAAGTAGTCTCATCTTTACTAGTATGCGTTAATTTTTTTTTAGAAAATACCGTATACATAATAGGATGTCGCTTCTGGTATATAGCCCACGATGCAAACACTCTATGGAGATTATCGAATAGCAAAGCAACCACAACTTAAACAGATGGTTCATTATCATAATGTGAATACACAGGGTATACCACCTGCCTATCGAAATAAAATTAACCGTGTACCAACGATGTTAACGAAGAATGGTAAAGTCCTTGTCGGTACAGAAATAAAAAATTGGTTAGACTCCCTGTTACCAAATAAGGAGGTCTCTAACTGGGGTTTCTCTGGATCCTGTTCTATGACAACACTCGAAGGTGGTGAAGGAGACAATGATATATTTACTTTAGACAATTACGGACAGTCTCTTCAACCCGCGATGACACAGGAACTTGAAGAAAAGATCAACCGCGATGTGAGTAAAGGGGTTGCATATTCAGACCAGGCATAACATGGATAACCGATTTAAAGATCTAAAGCGATTTAACAATAGTGATGAGATTAGTAACAATACAGGCGTCTGCTATAAAGTCGACATTTGAGGTACTTAAAGATATTCTCAACGATGTCAATATTTACTTCAAACCGGATGGACTATATATAGTGACTCTCGATACAGCTAGAACTTCATTGATTGATATGTATCTTTCAGCTGACAATTTTGAAGAATATTCATGTAACAGTGATGAAATTATAGCTGGTATTAATATTTCTAACACGTTTAAACTCCTGAAAACGATTACAAATAATGATATTCTATCGATAGAAATTAATTCAAAAGAATACATGGATATAGAGATCGTGAGTGAAATAAAAAAGACATGTACGAAGTTTCAACTCAAGCTTCTTGATATCAATGAGAGTCGTATTGAAGTACCAGATGTTGTCATGACAAGTGTGACAACTCTCGCCTCTATGGACTTCCAGAGACTCTGTAGAGATATGTCTAATATTGGTAGTGATATAGAAATTACACGCTCCGGTAAACAACTCAAACTTAAATGTGAAGGTGACTTTGCAAATCAAGAGACGATCATTCAATGTCCAGATGAAACCGAAGAAATTAAGGGCCTCTATTCACTCAGATATCTGAATATTTTTGCAAAGGCGACGAGTATGTGCGCGTCTGTGCAAGTTATGCAGGAAAATGGAAATAGATTTCTAATTCTAAAGTATAACGTCGCAAATCTTGGAGAACTTAAGTTCTATCTCGCGACTAAGGTACCCGAAGATCAGTTGTGAAGTGTTCAAGCGTAAATACTGTTTTTTTCATACCAATTGAGTTTGTAATAATTATTTTTGGAAACTTCTTCTGTAATACATTTTCAGTGTAATAAAAAAAATCTCTCAAAGCTACTTTTTGACCATGAAAATCGTTTCTAGGTCCCGCGTATTTCTTCACCTTATCAGTAATGTCTATATGTGGTTTATCATCATGATCCACTAACCATACTTTACTCAAAGGAATTGTAAAGTTCATCAACATGCTTTCATCTTTACCGGGTTCAAAGTTTATGTTATTTGTAATAACTTTATAAGCTTTTCCATTGTACCAATATGTGATACGAAGTATTATATTTTTAACATTTTCGGGAACCGTTGTATTTCTAAACTTGCATCTTGTTACCGGTAGATAAAAATTACGTAGAATGTCATCCTTCCAGTCCTTACTTTCAGATTTCCAAAAGTCATCCTTTACTTCATAATCTACCCTGTCATCAATTGTATATTCCAGTTCTTCTGATATTATACGATAGTCTTTGGGTGTGATTAATCCTTTGAAGAAATGTAAAATGGTACTTAAAAGGTTAAGGAGCATTCTTAAATATAATGGAGGGCAACTTTTTAAGTAGGTATAATAATAAGGTTACAAACTGGTCTGAACTTATAAAGAAAGATCCCGAAAACAGAAGACGTTACGAGTCCGAGATGTCAGAATATCTCATGAAGTGCTTGCCATTTATGAATCAGTATACAGATGAAACACAAGAAATGGTGAATACGGATAATGTTTTCAATGTAAAAGAAACTGTCGGTCTTGCGCGAAAAGATATTTTTAGAGACTATTTGATAGATGTTGAAAAAAATAAAAAAGTTTTTAGACCAAGTGAACGTGTAATCGACCAGTGTACTAAATGTCCCAATAGCAATGTAGTACACTTTCACGATACAAGTGACTTAGTATGTGATTCATGTGGTATAATTATTTCCGTTCTGATTAGCGAAGAACTCACATATAGAGAAGAACAGGAAACGTCTGAAAAAGTGATCAATTATTGTTATAAGAGAGAGAATCATTTCAATGAATGGTTAAGTCAATTCCAGGCACAAGAAATGACGAATATTCCACCTGAAGTTATAGAACAATTAAGAACGGAAATAAAAAAGATGAAAATCAAGAAACTTGATGAAATTACACATGCTAAAATTAGAGTATTATTGAAAAAACTACGGTTAAATAAGTATTATGAGCATGTACCATATATAACAAATACGTTAACTGGACTCAAAGCCCCTAATATGCCCATAGAGTTAGAAGAGAAGCTTAGAATCATGTTCAAGGATATTCAAAAGCCATTCGATGATAATTGTCCATCAGAAAGAAAGAATTTTTTGAGTTATTCCTATGTTTTATACAAGTTTTGTGAACTACTGGGAGAAGATGAATATCTCCAATATTTTCCTTTATTGAAGTCTAAAGAGAAATTATATCAACAAGATGTAATATGGAAAAATATATGTAGAGACCTACAATGGGAGTTTTTACCAACAATATAAAGACATTATTAATTAATTCTTTATAATGAAGAAGGATCAGAAGTGTCCAAATTATGATGTGTGTTGCAAACTAATGGACCCAAGATTGAAGGTGTGTAGTTCGTGTTTTTGGAGATTCAAGAATGAAGTACTCGACTTCAAGAATGATGAATGCCCTTACTGTTTTGAAAATACAAAATGTGTCAGGTTCAGAAAATGTTCACATTTTGTATGTCTCAAATGCTTCAATATAAATAGTAAATGCGCGATGTGTCCAAAGACTTAAAGGGGTTGGTATTAATTCAATTAATGAATGAATATGAACAGTTATGTATAGATGATGCAGCTTTTCATATAGACCGAGCTAAAGAGATATTAACGGAGGGTCTCCGTGACCCCAAGAAATATCACGATGAATCGAAAGAACTTTATCGTATGATGGCTAAGGTGTTTCCTCTAATGATCCTAATGCAATACAACGAACCTCAACCTCCCGATTCGGAAACGGAGGAAAGTTTACCAAATACGCCTTCTTCAGACCTGTCAGAATCAGGTAGTTTTGAGCCTGAAGATCAGCCTGATCATTGAGGGTCTTGATTGTCTTAAATTCTAAGATACTTTCATTGTTGACAATGATATCAGCCCTCAGATTACCTATAACATGACCCTCAAAGGGAATGGGAATAATCCGTTCCGATTCGTATTGAAATCCATCCTTACGGAGGAGTACTTCCATAGCATTGTGATACACTCTTTCGCTATACCCGGGTCCTAACTGCGTGTATACTTTGCTAGCGAGGGCTACTACGTCTAACATTACTTTACTTTTTTGTTTTAGCTTTAACAATCTTATTTCTCAAATTGTTTGTGAGGTTGTAGCCAGTCATATTTTTGAATGCAATTTTATTACCGGATATAGCTGCAGCTCTAGCCATAGTAGCCGAGGGTGCACTATTAGAACGAGGTACAGCAACCTTCTTGAATGGGAGAAACTTGAAACTATTTTGTCGATTCTGTCCAACAACCATGATTGAGTTTTTATTGAAGTTTTCTGTAATCCTCGCTATACTCATATCCTTTGCAGAACTCACGATGTTCACACTCGGGAACCACCTCTTGAGGATTCTCATTTTATTCTCCACCGGAAGTGGATTCTTTGAATTACCTGTAGAGTGTGATACTACAATAATAGGGGTTTTATTTGATTTACGAGCAGTCTCAATGACCTGTTCAATCATTATTCTATGACCTTTGTGGGGTGGATTAAAACGACCATATGTGAACACAACTGATTTCATACTTTATATAAAGAAATAGAATTATTTTAGAGTAGAATGGGTATATTCTTTTTCCCTACCAATTTTGTATACTGGGAGAATGTATCAAATCATGACGAAATTAAACAAAACTTAATGAATAAGATAACAGAACTCGATGACAAATATTATAAGAATATAGAATCTAAAGGACTAACAAATGCAACTACAAGTTTTGAACTCAGCAATAAATTACAAATTCATAAGTTTATGGATGATAATACAATTAAACAGTTAATTTGGGATCCATTGGACAAGCTACTCTCGAGTATAAATACTTCAGATAGTTTTCAAAATATTGAACTCTCAAATTCTGTTATATCTTCATCTTGGTATACAAAATATAACACGAATGGTACGTTCACACTTCATTCTCATTACGGAGACGGTACGTTTATAGAAAATGTAATGTATAAACCAACATTTTCAGGGATTTATATACTTAATGATGGAAATGAACACAATTCAACAGAATTTAGGATACCACATGGAGCACCTTTATCAACACTGTCTACACAAGAGTTTTACTACGAAACAAAAAATAACAAAGAAATTAAGGAAGGAACTGTGCTTATTTTTCCATCATCTTTGTACCATGAAGTACTACCAGTAAAAATACCCGGTAGGGTAACAATCGCTTTTAACATAATTTCTAGATTTAGAGATCGAGTTTGTCCATAGACGTTAATACTATCCATAATACACCCACAGAAAGTACAGAGACGCCAGCTACACCGTTAAATATCATCAATTTTTTAGTACCCGAAGGAACTAAACCCATAACACCGGCTAAACTCGTCATACTCATCATAGAAGTTATGAAGAAACCACATAAGTACGTCATGACTCTAGATGTGTCATCTAAAAAGAGGGCGGGGAGGATATATACAATACCAGATAAACCCGAAATACCATGTACACAACCAACTACATAAGCACTCGTCGGACTATCGGTAAAAGTGTCTCCCATTTTCCAGACTTTAAACTTGTCCCATAGATTCTGTGGTTCAGAAACACCGTTTTCGGTTGTATGTGTGTGGGTCAGGTGTACATCATGTGCTATATTAT